TGAAGTCCCTCGACTTCAAAGGGAGAGACTTCCCCATCTTGAAGGGTGATGTCAAGATGACTCTCAAGAATGTTCACAACGGCAAGACGGAAGTCTTCGAGAAACACAATCTCGTCACTAATGCCCTGCCGGACATCTTCGGGAACAACTACGGAGGACTTGTGAACTACAATTCCTTTGCGGATCTCTACAAAACATATCTCGGTGGAGTTCTGGTCTTTGCTTCTGCTTTGGATAGCGACCCGACAAAGTACGGAATCCCCGCCTATACGACAAACCCTGTGACCGCTCATGCCGGACAGACCCATCTCACATCACAGAACGATGACACAACGAGAGGAAATCCCGATGATTCAGCAACAGTTCTCACAAGCGGTTCAACGAAGATGGTTTGGGAATGGGGAACTAATGCGGGAAACGGTTCCATAGCTTCACTCGGACTGACTCACACGGATGTCGGAAGCTTCGGCTGCGGTTCTCGTTCGGATGGAGCGAACCCGACTTGTCTTCAGAGCTTGAACCCTTTTGCCGATGTTGGATGCAATTCAATGTCATTCCCTTATGGGGACAACTCCAATGCGGTTCTTGCGATTAACAACAATGTTGCATACACACTCGCACTCACAGGAGACACGACTGTCAAAGTTTACAAGACTCCTGTCAACTGTACGAAGTTCAAGCTCCAAGGTGGATCTCTTGCTCCGATTACTGATTACACGGAAAGCATCACAGTCACTCTCGCAGAGTCCTACGGCAGAAGCTACAATGGTGACCTCTACTATTGGTTCGACTTTGACAACGACCTTCTCTATCTCTTCGGAATACCAACACAGGGAGGAAGGGTTGTTTATGTCGATACAGTCGACCTCTCGAACTTTGTTGACCAGACGGCAAGTCACGATTCCATCACTTTTGCTGATGCAACTGTGAAGCTTTGGAAGTTCTATTTATGGCAACAGTATGCCGAGTCGCTCTATGATTATAGACCGACCAAGGCTATGGTCTTCAACAATCGTCTGTATGTATACGGATATACAGATAGTGACTACACTCCGAACAAGATTCATTGGGTCGACTTGACCGATGATGCAATCCAAGGGTCTGTTGATGTAACCCACTTTTCACAGTTCGGTTATAGAAGCAACACTGACGGCTATCACAGAATCGGAGAGAGGTTCACAAACATGGGAGAGATAATCGCCCATCGTTCATTCCTCATCAACGGAGACAAGACATTCCAGATTTCTGACGGAGTGATACAAGCAACAAAGATGGATCTTCTCCCGATTGATGGAATCAGTTCTCCCCATGTTGGTTTGGTGGATGCCGTGAACTCCATCTCTGTTTGCAAGTTGTACCTTGCGACCAAGTGGAATCTCGACTCTCCTGTCACGAAGAACGCATCCCAGAGCATGACAGTCGAGTACACCTTGACGGAGGTTTGATGACATGACAGAAATTTGGGTAGCCGTCCTTGCTTCGGGGGCGGTCTTCTCGTTCTTTCAGTTCCTCATCTCCTTGTTCTTCTCAAGGAAGGACAAGTCGAAAGACATCGAGAAGAAGATTGATGACCTTTCGGAGAAGATAGACGAAAATCAAGCCATCCTCGCACGGACTCATATTCTGCGGTTCTCCGATGAACTGAAGAACGGAATCGAACACTCTGCGGAATACTTCCGCCAACAGTTGGATGATTGCGACACATACGACAAATACTGTGAAACACATCCAGACTTCAAGAACTCCTACACGATGATTGCCAACAAGCATATCAAGGAAACATTCGAGAGATTAACAAAGGAGGGCAAACTATGAACAACAAGACCTATGACATTCTGAAGTGGATCTCCACAGTCGGACTTCCGGCACTAACTGCTTTGTGGCTGACAATCGGTCACATTTGGAATCTCCCTCTCGTTGAACCCATCGGAGCAACGATGGCAGCCATCACAACTTTTGCTTGTGCTTTGCTCGGGATCTCATCCATTCAGTATGCGAAGAAGAAGGAGATTGACAATGGGTAAAAGAGAAGACTTTGTCATTCGAGCTTCCGAATGGATAGGAACGAAGGAAGGTTCATCGGGTCACAAGCAGATAGTCAAGGACTACAACAAAGCCTGTGACAAGGGAAGACAGGGTTCTGTCGACTCGAAGTGGTGTGCCATGTTTGTCGGAGCGGTCGCAGAAGAAACTGACAATGTCCTCAAGGACGGAATCGGTGTTCCTGTCGACTACTCATGCGGAACAGGTCCCCATTCGCTGATTGAGAAGGCGAAGAAGGCGGGAATATGGGTCGAGAAGGATTCCTATGTCCCAAGGAACGGAGACCTTGTCATCTACGAATGGAGCGATGATGGGAAAGGGGATTGCACTTCTGGACACGACCATGTCGGAATCACATCTTCAGTCGGTGCATCTTCTTTCATCGTCATTGAAGGCAACAAGAAACAGGCGGTCGGGACAAGGACAGTCAACATCAACGGCAGATACATTCGAGGGTTCATCACTCCAAGGTTTGCTGACGAATTGAATCCTTCCGTCCCATCTCACTACACAGGAGAGTTCCCGACACTTCCTTCAAGAGGATATTTCAAGAAGGGAGACAAGGGGAAAGAGGTCGTGAAGATGCAGAAAGTTCTCCTGTGGATCTCCGAAGGATGTCTCCCGAAGTACGGAGCTGACGGAGAGGTCGGCAACGAGACCATCAATGCCGTGAAGGTTTGTCAGTCAATCCTCGGTTGCACGACCGATGGACTGTACGGCAAGACCACACAGGCGAAGGCGAAAGCCTACACAAAATAGATGTACCCCTCTGCGGTTACATATCCCTTTCCAAGAGACCCCCGACTTCGGTTGGGGGTCTTTTTTATTGGGTGACATTTTGGGTGACACTTTGTCCATGACTCGGGGACAAATCGGGGACAAATCGGGGACAAACCCCTATTTTACGGACATTTTGACTATGGGTGGACATACACAGATGGGTTCGACTCCCATCATCTCCACCAAGTAAACCCCAAGAGTCACAAGGCTTTTGGGGTTTTTACTTTCTCTTTGGGTGACATTTGGGTGACACTTTGACCAAAAGTCAGGTCGATGATGTCGGCTGCCTGTTCCTTCTCATTGTCCAGAATGTGACCATAGACCGAGAACGAATCGAAGGACTTTGAATGTCCCACGATGTCCTTTATCATCTGCTCCGGCATGACATTCTTCATGAAGGAGATGAAGGTGTGTCGGAGGGAATAGACAGTTCCCGACAGGCCCCTTTCCTTCTTGAGAGTCAGCCATTGATTCCTCATCGTGCTTTGATTCCCCTTTGAACCATCCTTGGAGCAGAAGATCCATTTTGTCCGCAGATTCATCTTCTCGTTCCGAGAAATCGTCTCATCGAGGACTTCCTTTGCCATGCTCCCGAGAGGAATCATCCTTCTTGCGTTCTTGTTCTTGCCTTCGGTGATGAAGCCTTGAGCATTGACCGCCCTTCTGATGGTCACAGTCTCTCCGTCATAGTCTCCTATCTGAAGACCCAAAGCTTCGGAAGGTCGCATCCCTGTCAGCAGAAGAAACTTGAAGAGCGGATAGTAAAACAGTTCGGAGGGTTCGAGAAGCCGTTTGACCTCGTCTCTCTGGAGAATCTCCTTCTCGTTCTTTGAATGTCCCTTCGGGATATAGAGCTTTCCTCTCGGCATCTCGCATTGATAGTCTTCATATCCGAACTTGATTATTGCCATGATGATTCCACGCAGATTCTGCAAAGTCTTCTCGGATAGTGCCTTGTTTCGTCCTGTGGCTTCGTTGATGACCTTCTGCCACTCTCGGAGGGTAACTTTACATATTTTCCTTTCGGAGAGCATAGGGAGGACATAGAGGGCAATATACCGACTATTCTGCTGAACAGAAGCGGAGTTCTCCCCACAACGAGCTTTGAGGTCTTCCAAGTATTCGGCAGCAACACGACCGACAGTCTTCTCTCCTGTCGCTTCCCCATAATACCAATTATCGTACTTTCTCTGACAGTCCCTCCGACCTTTTGCTCCAGAGATGGACGAAGAGAAAGACACTCGTCTTCCTTCGTGCCGGACTTGGATTCTCCATCGTCTTCCGTCCCATTTTGGAGTCGGCATCACTTGACCTCCTGTGAGTCAATCAAGGCTTGATAGTATGCGAGAATCCTTGTGCGGTTCTCTTCGGTCAGTTTGTCGAGTTGGATCTCGGACGGAAGCAAGTTTCCGTCCATCGTTACATCAAATCCCATCAGCCAAGTCGGGGAAACCTTCAAAGCTTCCGCCATCGTTCCGATGGCATTTTGCTTCGGGAGAACGGTTCCCTTCAAATACTTGGATATTGACCCCTTGCTGATTCCACTATTCCGAGCGAGGTCGACAGGCTTCATCTGTCGGACTTCCAATGCGTTCTTCAATCTGTCTTTTATTTCTTCCATATTTAGACCTTCCTTCGCTGACATTATATGACAATTCTGTGTCGGTTGCAAAAATGAAAAAATTAGTTGTTGCAAAAAGGAAATCGAATGTTAAAATCGAGATAGGTTTCAAGATTGAAACCGAGAAAGGAGGAAAGAGATGGCATACAAAACAAACAGGCTGAAGTCTCGAATCATCGAGAAGTTCGGAGACCAGAAGACATTCGCAGAACAGGCGGGAATAAGCCGTTCCAAGGTCTGCCGACTTCTCAAGGGCGAAACGGAGTGGTCGGGTGCAGAGATGTACCACACTATCAAGCTCCTTGACATCCCCTATGACGAGATAGAAGCCTATTTTTTTGACCATGCGGTTTCAAAAAGCAAACCGCAGAAAGTATGACGGCTTCATCGGGTCTCTATCCGTCCCTCGGACGATATTTTGACAATCTGACCCAACTTGCTCATGCGGGTTGCATGAGCAGACAGAGGGCAAGGGATTGTTTAGACGGAAAGAAGACCTTCACCAGAGCCGAGAAGAAAGCAATTTCAGCAAATGTCTCGATGCGGATCTTGAACTCATATCCCATCAACTACAAGGAACTTGAGGATGTGAACCAAGCATGGAAGGGAGCATTTGATGAAGTGTTCAAACAAAAGGAAGTCTGAAATGTACGAAAGAATTATCAATGGCATGGCAATCGCAACACTCTTCGGAATAGGTTTCATCGTGACCGCACTTCCGATGATATTCGATGAACCCGAAGAAGAACTTATGAGTCTGAAATACTCCAAGCCGGACATCAACTATCAAAACCCCGATGTCTCCTTTGCTTTTGAAGTGGAGCAGAACAGGGAACAGGCAAGAAGAGTCCTTGATGACTTGGAAGGGATTCAGAGCTTCATCGACACAGTCGAACCCGAATGTCTTCCGCCTTTGGAATATGTCGGTGAATTCTACATCACGATGTACGCAGCCACAGTCGAACAATGCGGAAACAACCTCGGAATCACGGCATCGGGGCGAAAGGTCACGGATGACCCGACTTGCCACACAGTTGCGGTCGACCCGAAGGTTATTCCTCTTGGATCTTATCTCATCATCGAAGGCTATGAGGGAATCATCTTCAGAGCAGATGACACAGGGTCAGCCATCAACGGCTATGACATCGACATCTTCACGACATCCGAATCAGAGTCCAAGACCTTCAACAACCAGAGCGGAGTGAAGGTTTGGATTGTCAAAGACTAAAGAAAGGAGTCTGACATGGAAGGAACGGCTATATGGAATCGCATCAAGGTCGACAAGACCCACTATGTCTATATCTGTTCGAGATGCGGACATAAGAACAGATACACGATGTCGATTTACTGTCCGACTTGCGGAAGGAGGATGAAGCACGAATGAACGATATTGCAATCAAGATTCTGATTCTTCTCATCGGTTCGATGCTTGGCTTCGGTCTCGGATTCATCTTTGCCTGTTTCGGGGCATCGGGAATCGTCAGAGAGAAGAACCAACTCAAGGACGAGTTGGAGAAGGTCACGGCAGAACGAGACGAGCTGAAGACCAAGAGTGTCCGAGTGGTCGAGATCCATGACCCGACAGTCGGTCAGAATGTGAAGTTCGGGGGTTTCTAATGGCAGAAAGCAGAAAAGAACTCTCGACTGTCGAAGAGTACAAAGCATATAAACTTGAGAAACATCAACAGATGGTCCAGAGACAGATGCTTCCCTACGACATCAAAGTCAGAATGGCACGACAGAGAATCAGAAGCTTCTATGAAGAAGCCTGTGAGAGAGGATTCAACTGTCATGTATCGGTCGGGGGACTTGATAGCATCA